CAGAATTCTGCCAAACAGAACGACCTGACTTAAACCCGCAAAAGGTGTTTGACTCGTTCAAAGACTATTGGGTGGCAAAAGCAGGTGCGGCAGGTGTGAAGTTGGATTGGCAAGCCACATGGCGCAACTGGGTGAGAAACCAGAACATTGTCAAACCATTGTTCAACAAGGCAGATATTGTTCACCAGACAGTACCCTCAAGCTCATCCCGTGACCCTGCCCTTGTCAAACTGGATGAAGACAGGCTAAAGACCGCACCACCAAACCCTGAAGTTCTGGCAAGAATGAGAGCACTTTTAGGAAGACAGGCATGACAAAAAATGAAGCAAACAGACTCCTCGATGAAGTCAGAGATGGAAACAGACTCCACCCCGTTGTCAGGATTACCGAGGCACTTTACGAGACAGGGGATTGCGTTAGAAACATACCAGTTCACACTCGCCCATTTGGTGAAACTAGCATCAACGAATGGATGGAAAGCTCAGGCATGGTATCGGGCGAAAGAATTGGAAACGCACTCAACAGGGATATTCAAGGGAATCAGTCAGGAATTGACTCAAATAATGAAAGATAAACAATGAGCATTTTCATCGGTATCGACCCCGGAGCAGTCTCAGGCGCATTAGGTGCTGTTGACCATGAGGGAAACTACCTAGAATCATTTGACATTGAGCATAAAGACAAGCACATATTGGCTTTGGTCTTTAAAAGTCGAATTTTATCCATTGTTGACCCAAAAGAAGGGGCTGAAATCTGCATGGAACAAGTCCATTCAATGCCAAGCCAAGGGGTTTCAAGCACTTTTACATTCGGTCGTGCAGTAGGGGTGATTAGTGCAGTATGTGATTTGACCCGATACCCTGTGCATTTAGTCACGCCCCAACGATGGAAAAAGCATTTCCACTTGTCAGCAGATAAAAATGAATCGTTGGACATGGCACGATACCTATGGCCCGAGGCCAAATTAAAGCTTAAAAAGGACATAAACAAAGCGGAAGCCCTACTAATCGCAGAATACCTAAGGCATGTATTGCATGGCGTACAAAAAGCACCCGAATAACATCTATTTGACCCTTACAGCTGACGAAATGCTGATTCTAAAAACGCTCGGCGATGGTAGGGATCAAATAGGGGCAAGGGTAGCCCTGCAATGGGCTAGTCATTTTTACAATCTAGGGTTAAGACCTGAGCACGATATAAACCGGATAGGGCTATGCTTGACAGGGGATAACGATATCGATTAAACAGGTTTAAAAGTGCCTAGAATCGATTTTTGTGGGCAGGTCTATGGTAGGGTATAGGTAGGCGTAAAAAAAGCCCCGAAGGGCTTAATTTTGAAAAGTACTCACTAACTTATTTTTCTGAGTATTATTTTTAGCAGTATGGCTATTGTGGCGTATATCATTCTGTCACCTCTTCTAAATGGTCAGTTATGCCAGCGCTTGGAATATCAAAGATTTCCGTATGCCCTGAACGAGTTGAGAGGTAACTCATTTCAACGTATGGATCACGTCCTGTCAATGCGTGGTTTTCTGCTTCCTGCGCCCATGCCTCAAGGTTGCGCTGATCGACTCCACAATGATCTTCTTTAGCCGTTTCAAGAATCCAAGCTTTTAATAAAGACATACCTATATCGTTTACTCTTTTCATGCTGTCACCTCTTTAACCTTTGCTGATTCAATTAAGCGAATACATAAATTGTGTAATTCCTGATTATCCGGAGATAATCTAGAATCGTGGTTTTCGGGTAGTTTGATGTAATAGTCCAAAAACCTATCATTTTCTGGCAGTAAATAATGCGTATTTACTGGGCTATTCGCATTAAAATGTACCCTAGGATAAACCTTTTTAACTTTATTTTGCGCTTTTCTAAGGGTATCTGCTTCGACAATTAAGGCCAAAAAGGGTATCTGCTCGGGAAAATCTCCGTATCCGTAGACTGATGTATTTTCTGAATAGTGCTGATGACGAACATAAAAGTATCTCATTTTTACCCCCATATGCTAATTATTAGCATCAAGCAAAAAAACCCAGTAAGCGATACGCCTACAATAATTTGATCGATTTTTTCCATGGTTATGCTCCCAAAGCTTTTAATTCGGTTTTCAATGCTTTAGCCCGTTCACCCCTAAAGCTTGATGCATTCGACAAAAAATACAATATTACAGATTTTGCAGAATCTTCATAATACTTATCATTTATGGAATTTAATTCAAGCATGGCATCGAGATAGGGCTTTGCCGCATAGTTAACCTTTGCCCATTCTTTAGAGATATCCAAAGCAATAGCACGAATTGAGCGTTTTTCATTTGTCATATTTACACCTATTAGTTGATTGATGGAAAACCCTAGATTGTGAAAACCTAGGCCATAAACCCCTAAAAATAAGGGTTTACAGTCTATGCTTTTAGGCTACTTTAAGCAATTTAATAACCTTTTGCATTTTTTGGCCATGTGCTGGGTATGCGATAATTTTCACTTTTTTGTCCCAGCATGCCCGGCAACCCGAGCATTTTCCGGCATTTTCATATGCCCGGCATAGTGTCATTGCTTTGGTAGTTTGATCAGTATCGGCAACAATAACCGATCCATGTAAACCCTTAGTGAATTCACCATTGATCGAATCGCTCGAAAACCGTACGGATACATTCGGCAAAGCTTTCATGTCTTTTAAGACAATAGAAAACTTCGGGAATTTATGCATGCGAGTAGGTAGCCAATGCTTACACCATGGTGTCATTCGCATTACTTCGAGCATTTTTTCTGCTAAGCCTAGGGTATACATATCCCCCGAATCAAACCACCTAAAAAACCGATCATTCTGCAAAGCTTCGACCATGTCGCTCACCCAGTCGAATCTCTGCCAATCGCTTTGGTTTGAAATTCTAGGGGCTTTTACATTCGGATAATGATAATTGCCTGTAGTGGCGTAACACCCTTTGCATGCATCAACTAATACGCCGGGTGAAGCAATTGATCCCGGACATGTGTCTAATGCCTGAAGAGACCACGAACGAATTCCATCAAGCTTTGAAGTAACAGAGATTTTTATCATATTCACACCTATCAAAAAAGTTAATGAAATAGCACATTGTGACAATGTACAGGTAAGCCCCGAAGGGCTTAACTCTAAACTGTCAAGCTTCTATAGTTCTTGAATTGATAATTAACCATTCAATGTCAGAATCAGGAAAATCAGAGCAGTCTATTTCCCCTGCTATTTCATGCGGTGCATAGGTTTTAAAATATAACGGTGCAATGTCATACTGTTGACCATAAGCGAGCACTATTTGAGCACGAGCCAAGGCATGACTTGAGGCAGTCGCACGAGCTTGATCACGATAGCCTGTGCTTTTATGTTGAATGGTAAATTCGTATTGTTTCATGCTAAACCCCTTTGACCCAAAGCATAAGCCCTAAGCGTTGACCTTTTTGACGCATAACCTTTTATATCGGTGTGATGCCACACAACCACATCGGTTGCACTAGGGCTTTTTTGCCCCATGTATTGACCCTTGGCAGTCCCGGCAATGACCCATTGACCCGGTTTAATAGCTTTACGTTGAACACTAGTCAATGACCAGATATCTATAGCTTTTTGATATTTCATAATTCACGCCTATTTTAGAGTAGTCCAACATCGGACAATAAATACTATGCATGTTTCATGCCATATTGTGCAACACTATAACCCATTGATTTATATAGAATTTCATATTGTGGAAAACCCAATATGGTGCACAGCATTTCATATAGTGAATTCATGCACTAATTTAGGGTTGTTAGTATTCACTTTGCACTATATAGGTGCAATTCCATATCGTGAAATACATAGTTTTCATTTCGCATTGTGAAATTTAGAATGGGATTCTTATCAGGTCTAGGGATAATGGTACATAGCCCCTACTCACTAGAGTCTACTTAACATAATATTTATTGCATCAAGTGGAATGTTAGTAAGTGCTTACTGGGTAGGTTAGTGTGTGCTCACTTCTATGTGTGTGAGTGCTTACTTGTAAGTGAGTACTTACTTTGATAGGGGGGAGGGGATATGCGTGGTGTTGTAAATATTTGTGAACCCTCCTCCGCACTGAAAAAGCTAATCTAAGCGTACGACACTAAATAACAGCTATCAGTATTAGGGGAGAAGACGGAATAGGAAAGTCACCCGTGAGTGGGTGAATCCTTTTTAAAGGAGAGCCTCTCGTTTATCTAAGTTAGAGAAGGTTGTCAGTCCTTACTCTCCACGCTACTAGCCCCGTTCAAGTCTGTGCTTTACTGAAGAACTACATGGTTCACTACGCTTATCCTACTTGGTCGGCTCAACCGCATAGAGGGGTGGGTGATGCCCCCGTTTGTCTCCACTATACAAGATTCTGATTCTGATGTAAAGTGTGCGCTAACTTCCAAGACGCATGAAGACTGTTCACTTTGAAAGCTGGTGAGTCCAACGCAGTCTTCAGCCGTGTTGGTGGAAACGGTTTAGCTCCGTGGGATTTTGTTTGTTGTTGAATTGAACCCAATCCTGCTTTATGGAAGCCACCAACAACTAACACGCATGGGGATTGGCGTACCAGCGTTCAGCAAGGCGTAAGCCCCTATGAATACATACCAGTCCCCAGCCGTGTTGGTGTGTGTGGCATTGAATCGGAGTAGATCACGCTTGCCCACTGCAAGGCGTGGCGAAGCTGGCGGCTAGAACTGTGGTGAAACCGCCTTCACCAACAATTTCTTCCCTAACTGGACAAAAGATGAATGTAGTAGATGCACTCCCTGATAACCTGAAGAAAACCAAGGGCAGACCCAAAGGTTCTGGGAAGATGACCTTATCCAAGTATGCAGACAATCCCACTGCTCTCATACTGCCCAAGACTGAACAACAGAAAATCAAAGAACTCAAAGACCTCCTGATAAACAGTGCTGGTTCTAATGTTGTCTACAAAGCAGTCGAGATTGCCATGAATGATGAACACCCTGCACAGATGGCGGCACTCAAACTCTGTATGGACAGAATGCTTCCCGTTTCACTATTTGAAAAAGAAGGAAAACAGCGTTCCGCTGTCAACATCACCATCTCAGGCATAGGTGGTGTCACTATTGGTGAAAACCCTATAGATGCAGAAGATGTAGAGGCAAAAGAATGAGTGATTGGCTAAATGAGTATGAAAAATTTTCTGCGACTCCTTGGAGTCCTACCACTTTAAAACCAGCGGAAGAACAGCAGTTTCGCAGTTGGTTACAAGGAACTCAACTGTTTAACTCTATTAAGTCAGACATTGCGGCTGAACAAAAGATGCCTGTCGATAAGTTAGATAACCAGCGAGTTACAGAGATGATTCTTGAATCTCCTGACTATGATTACAGGGGAGCATGGAAAGCTGGGATAAAAGAAACTATCAGTCCTTATGACAATAGACCGCACTTCCCATCGTCTACCAAGACAGGACAAATGCTAAAAGACCCAACCCATCCAACAGCATGGAAAGAATTTTTTATGCGTCAGTATGGGACTGACCCTGATGCAATGGGACTTGACACTGTAGAAAAAGCAAAAAACTGGAGTCTTTCAAAACAAAAGGTAGACACCCCGTTTTACAAAGACCCATTCTCAATCCCAGACTACACAATCGAATAATGTCAGACCTAAACTTCAGTCTCTTACCTTGGCAACAAGAAGTCTTTGCTGATAAAACAAGGTTTAAAGTCATTGCCGCTGGTCGGCGTTGCGGTAAGTCTAGGCTCTCAGCGATTACTTTGTTAATCGAGGGATTGCAATGTACTGCTGGTTCTGCTGTACTGTATGTTGCGCCTACCAATGGTCAGGCAAGACAGATTATTTGGGATGTGTTGATGGAGTTGGGGCGTGAAGTCATACAGGCAAGCCACATCAATAATATGGATATAACCCTGATAAACGGAGCAAAAATCTATGTTAGAGGTGCAGATCGCCCAGATACTCTGCGAGGAGTGTCACTCACCTACGCTGTGCTTGACGAGGTTGCCGACATCAAACCAGAAGCATGGGAGCAAGTCATTCGAGCTTCGTTGTCAGACAAAAAAGGTCGGGCAATGTTCATTGGAACTCCCAAGGGTCGTAACTTTTTCTATGACATTTTTAGACTCGGAATGTCAGAAGAAGACTCAGATTGGAAATCTTGGCATTTCACCACCAAAGATAACCCCCTGATTGACCCTACTGAAATCGAAAGCGCAAAGAAAACCCTATCTAGCTTTGCTTTCAAGCAAGAGTATATGGCATCCTTTGACAATGCTGGCAGTGACGTTTTTAAAGAGGAGTGGCTGAAATATGGAGAAGAACCTGATTATGGCTCGTACTACATTGCTGTCGATTTGGCAGGGTTTGAAGAAGTGGCTAAACAAGCGGCTAATTCTAAGAAAAGACTAGACCAGACAGCCATTGCTGTAGTAAAGGTGACGGATGAAGGTAAGTGGTTTGTCAAAGAGATTGTCTATGGGCGTTGGGACATTCGGGAAACTGCCGCTACTATCCTGCTAAAGATGCGTGAATACCGTCCTTTGAGCATTGGAATTGAGAGGGGAGCGTTAAAAAACGCAGTTTTACCGTATTTGAGTGACTTAATGCGGAAAAATAATGTATATTCACATATAGTTGACTTGACGCATGGCAACAGGAAAAAGACTGACAGAATTATCTGGAGTCTCCAAGGAAGGTTTGAGCATGGGCGTATTGTGCTGAACTCTGAGGAAGATTGGGATGAATTCAAAGATCAACTCTTGATGTTCCCAGCTCAAGGTGTTCACGATGACCTACCCGATGCCCTATCTTATATTGACCAACTGGCTGTTACATCTTACTTTGAAGATGCAGATGAAGATGAGTGGCAACCAATAGACATAATTTCGGGAGTGTAAATGGCAACAGATAAAGAAGTCAAACTAGAACAGAATGAATTTTATGAGCCTACTGAGGCTGATAAAGAACTGACCGATTTCATCACCAGCCACTGCGACAAGTGGCGAGATTGGCGTGATGCTAACTACCTCCCCGCTTACCTAGAGTATGAGCGCATCTTCCGTGGTCAATGGGCGGCTGAAGACAAGACAAGGGAATCAGAGCGTAGCCGTATCGTTACCCCTGCCACTCAACAAGCAGTTGAGACTCGACACGCTGAAATCATGGAAGCTATCTTTGGTCAAGGTGACTTCTTTGACATTGAAGACAATATCCAAGATGTGAATGGTGTGGCTATTGATGTTGAACTGATTAAGGCTCAACTGACTGAAGACTTCAAGAAAGACAAAATCAGAAAAGCTATCGACCAGATCGAATTGATGGCTGAAATCTATGGGACAGGCATAGGCGAGATCATTGTTAAGACTGAAACCGAGTATGTTCCCTCAACTCGGCCTATCCCCAATCAGATGGGGCAAGCGGCAATTGGTGTGATGGAAAGAGACAGAATCTCTGTCAAGATCAATCCTATCAATCCTAAGAACTTCTTGTTCGACCCCAACGGTACTACGGTCGATGACTGTATGGGCGTGGCTATTGAGAAATATGTATCAATACACAAGATTGTGCAAGGCATTGAGAAGGGTATCTACCGCAAGGTGGACATTGGTACTGCCAGTGAAGACACTGACCTTGAGGCTACTCAAGAGATTAGCCAGTACCAAGATGAAAAGGTATTGCTGTTGACCTATTACGGTCTTGTGCCTCGTGAGTACCTGAACAACTTAGAAGAAAACAAAGACATTGTTGACTTGTTCCCTGAGAACTCAGCGGCTGAAGACTATACCGACATGGTTGAAGCCATTGTCGTGATTGCCAATGATGGAATGCTGTTAAAGGCTGAAGAAAACCCATACATGATGAAAGATCGTCCTGTACTGAGTTACCAAGACGATACCGTTCCAAACAGGTTGTTGGGTCGTGGCACAGTGGAAAAAGCATTTAATATGCAAAAAGCCATTGATGCACAGACTCGCAGTCACTTGGATTCACTGGCATTAAGCACTTCCCCCATGATTGCAATGGATGCAACTCGTTTGCCAAGGGGCATGAAGTTTGAGGTAAAGCCCGGAAAAGCTATTCTTACCAATGGCGCACCAAGCGAGATTCTTTATCCATTCAAGTTTGGTCAAACTGACCCAAACAACCTTGCAACTGCTAAAGACTTTGAGAGAATGTTGCTACAAGCTACAGGAACTCTAGACTCAAACGGTATGGTTAGCCAAGCTAGTCGTGATGGTGGCGGTATGTCGATGGCGGTTGCCTCTATCATCAAGAAATACAAGCGTACATTGGTGAATTTCCAAGAAGACTTTCTGATTCCATTTATCAAGAAGGCGGCTTTCAGGTTTATGCAGTTTGACCCAGAGCGTTATCCCTCTGTGGACATGAATTTCATCCCAACTGCTACCTTGGGCATCATTGCTCGTGAGTATGAGCAACAGCAATTCATTGGTTTGTTGCAGACTTTGGGTGCTGACACTCCTGTTTTGCCTATTTTGCTCAAAGGTATTGTTGGTAACAGCAGTTTGTCTAACCGCATGGAGTTGATTGCTAAGTTGGATGAGATGATGCAACCAAATCCTGAAGCACAGCAGATGCAACAGATGCAACAGCAGTTGGCTATGCAAGCGGCACAGGCAAATATTGCAGTTCAGACTACTCAAGCTGAACAAAACAGGGCTGAAGCACAGAAATTGTCTGTTGAAGCGCAGTTAATGCCTCAAGAAGTACAAGCTAAGATGAGTGCAAGCCTGACTAAGAATTTTCCTAATCAAGATGATCTTGCTTCTAAGGAATTTGACAAGAGAGTTAAGATTGCCGAGTTGATGTTGAAAGAAGCAGACATCAAGAACAAGTCTAAGATTGTTGAACTGCAAATGGCAGAGAAAAACAACAAGATTTCAGGCATGGAATCTGACTTCCTCGACCAATTGACTAGAGAACTGAATGCTGGACAGACAGGGATTCAATAATGGATATTGAAAATCTAGCCAAAGAGTTAATTCTTAAGAATATGACTCCTGAACAGCAGATGGCTGTACTGGAATCAGTGCGTCAGTCTGTTGCCAATGCTAAAGAAGTGCAAAAGAAGAAGATTGGCGAGAATGTTGACTTAGTTGTCCAAGCACTCAAGAAGATTGAAGCAGATATTCGTGATCGATTTGATGCAGTGGGCAACACCATTGAAAAACGTGTTGCATCTATTCAAGATGGGCAAGATGGTAAAGACGGTAAGGATGGTCGTGACGGCAAGGATGGTAAGTCAGGCAGAGATGGGCTAAAGGGCGATAAGGGTGCTGATGGTCAAGCTGGTCGTGATGGTGAAAATGGTGTTGATGGCGTATCAGTAACCAATGCACACATCGATTTTGATGGTTCTTTAGTTATTAGCCTGTCTGACGGCAGAGAGTTGAATGTTGGTGAGGTTGTATCTCAAGACATTGCTGAAAAGATAAAAGTCATTAGCACAATGTCTACCAATGCGGCAATTGCTGTAAAGGAAGAAGGAACTACGCTTACCAATGGTGTTAAGAGCATCAATTTTGTTGGTACAGGCATTACAGCAACTACATCAGGGGATGATGTAACAGTCACGGTTGCTAGTGGTTCTGGCACAGTCACAAGTGTGGCGGCTACGGCTGGTACAGGCATCAGCGTCACTGGTAGCCCAATCACTACCTCTGGAACTTTAATCATTACCAACACTGCACCAGATCAAACTGTTGCTTTAACCTCTGGTACTGGAATCAGTACAAGTGGCACATATCCCAACTTCACAATCACTAATTCTGCACCAGACCAAACAGTTGCTTTAACTGCTAGTACAGGTATCAATACATCAGGTACTTACCCTAACTTTACGATTACCAATTCTGCGCCAGATCAGACGGTTGCTTTGACTGCAAGCACAGGTATATCAACGAGTGGTACTTACCCTAACTTCACTATCACAAATACTGCGCCTGACCAGACTGTTGCCTTGACCGCTGGAACAGGTATCAATACATCAGGTACTTACCCTAATTTCACGATCACCAACTCAGCACCAGATCAGACTGTTGCATTGACAGGTGCTGGTACAACTAGCATCACTGGTACTTACCCTAATTTCACCATTACATCGAATGATCAGTATTCAGGTACTGTTACATCGGTTGGAGGAACTGGTACTGTCAATGGTATTTCTTTAAGTGGGACTGTTACTTCAAGTGGTAATTTGACATTAGGTGGAACATTATCAAATGTAAATTTGACTTCTCAAGTTACTGGAACTTTACCTGTTGCTAATGGCGGTACTGGAATTACATCATTTGGAACAGGTGTTGCAACTTGGTTGGGTACTCCATCATCTGCAAATTTAGCTTCTGCTGTTACTGATGAAACTGGTTCTGGTGCTTTGGTTTTTGGAACTAGCCCAACATTAACAACACCAAACATTAATTCTGCACAAGTTGCCACTGTGTCAGGAACTGCGCCTTTGTATATGTGCAGGGCTTGGGTGAACTTTAATGGCACTGGCACTGTGGCAATTCGTGGTAGTGGCAATGTGACCAGTATTACAGACAACGGCACAGGCGATTACACAGTTAACTTTACAACTGCAATGCCTGATGCTAACTATGCTTTTGTTGGCACTTGTGCTAGAGGTGGAGTTGGTGCGGAAGCTATTGTTAGCGGAAACACATCTGTACCCCCAACAACATCAGGGGTTCGGTTCCAAACTACATCTGGCTCTGGAAGTCTTGCTGATACGACTTTTGTAAATGTTTCAATCTTCCGCTAAAGGACAACCATGAATTCAAGAATCATTTACCCAACAGACGATGGTGTGAAAATCATTGTTCCAGCACCTGCGTGGCTTGCCGAAGAAGGAAACACAATGGAGGTGCTTGCTCAAATAAAAGTGCCTGAAGGCAAGCCCTACAAAATCGTTGATGTCGCTGACATTCCATCAGACAGAACATTTCGCAACGCTTGGGAGTATTCTGATGTTTGATAGGTTTATGGAAAAAGTATCTCCAGAACCAAATACTGGTTGCTGGCTGTGGGTTGCTCATGTAAGCCAAGATGGTTATGGGCGTTTTGGTATTGGAAGAACTGCACATGAAGCCCATAGGGTGTCTTATAAGTTATTTAATGGTGAGATACATTCTGATTTATGTGTAGACCATATGTGTAGAGTTCGTTCTTGCGTCAATCCAGATCACTTGCGCCTACTTACTAGAGCAGAAAATACACGCAATCAGGTAAGCGCAAATTCTTTAAAAGAAATTTGCAAAAATGGACATGAACTGCCTTTGCAACAAGGTCGTAGGGTTTGCAAACCATGCCAAGCAAAAGCATCACAACGATATAGAGAAAGGTACACAGCATGATTACCATTAACATCGATAAAGCAAAGAACATAGCCCATGATGCTAGACGCACAGCACGATCTGCTGAGTTTGCGCCTTTGGACATCAAGGCAACCATTCCCTCTGAGGCAACAGCGGCAGAAGCGGCAAGGCAAGCTGTGCGTGAGAAGTATGCCGCCATGCAGACTGCGATTGATGCGGCAACCACTACTGACGCAATCAAAGCGGCTATGCCATGACCCCAGAACTACAAAAGTATTATGAAGACCGATTTTCCATGATGGGACAGGAAGGTTGGAAGGATTTGTGCATAGATATTGACAATATGATAGAGTCACTCAATAATCTAAGCGTTATTCCTGATGAAAAGACCTTGATGTTCAAAAAAGGTGAACTTTCCATCTTGACTTGGCTGAAAACCTTGAAAGAGGTCAGCGAAAGAGCGTATGAGGAATTGAATGAAAAGAATGTTTGATTTTGCCTGTGAAAATGGGCATAAAACTGAAAGACTTGTTGATTATGAGACAACAAGTTACCGATGTGAGTGCGGAGAAACAGCCAACCGTACTCTATCTGCTCCAAACTTCAAGTTAGAAGGGTGGTCTGGTTCTTTTCCATCAGAGCATGGAAGGTTCGAGAAAAAACACCTAGATCAGTTGAAGTGGGAGCAAAAGCACAACTCATAAGCAGAAATGCCGAGTTGAATGTCCTAGAACCGATAACGGCAGGAAAAGGAAGAATATGTTGATTGACAATGAAGATGAGTCGCTAAGTGAGTTAGATGCAGTTGAGCAAAAGAAGCAACTACCTGAAGTAGCACCCTTATCCGAGATGCCTGAGAAATACAGGCAGAAATCTTTGGAAGAAGTGGTCAAAATGCACCAAGAAGCTGAGAAGCTGATTGGAAAGCAAGCGCAGGAAGTTGGGGAAGTGCG